TTTTTCACGACGCCCACGCCCACCGGCTTGAGCGGCACGTTGTTCGCAGCGCACCACATCTCCAGGCACGCGAGAAAACCGCCGTAGACGTGCGCCGCCAGCGTGCCGGCGTGCTGCTTCACGTCCTCGAAGTAGATCGCGTGGATCTCGCCGCCGGCGACGCGCTGCTCGTTGAGGAAAGCGCGGAACTTCAGCCAGCGCTGTCCGGCCGCTTCCATGCGGCGCGGCGCGAACGATTCGCTGCCGCTGGCGACGGTGCCGGCACGCGAGCTGCGCGCCCAGCCGGTTTGTGTCCCAATATCAATCGCAAGGATGTTCATGCCGGTGCTCCTGCAGTCGTGTTGTGAGCCTGGCCATGCGGGCCAGGTGCTGCCCAGCGCTCGCCGCGCACGATCCCGCCGACCGTTGTCTTCGACAGCCCGTGCTCTTTCGCCAGCTGTGCCAGGGATCGGCCGCCGCCGGCATGCTGCTGACGAACCTGCTGCGCGAGTTCCCAGGTCACCTTAGCGGCGAAGTGCTCCTCGCCAGCCTTGTAGGTGCCGTGTTCCCAGCGGTCGGCGGCGTTGCCGGCCGGCGTGTCCCAGCGCAGATTCGTCGCGGCGTTGTCGCTTGGGTTGCTGTTGCGGTGCGCGACCTCGATCTGGCCGGGCAGCGGCGCCGGCAGGAAGGCATCCGCGACCAGGCGATGCACCAGGGCGTGCGTCACCTTGGACTTGCGGCAGAGGGCGGCACGCAGGTAGCCGGCGGCGTTGGCCTTCAGCGTCAGCACGCGACCGGCACGCGAGTGGTGATAGATGGCCACGCGGCGCACGCGACCGAGCGAGGAGACCTCGTACTCGGGCCAGGAGGGGATCGGGCGCCATTCTTCGGCGTTGGGCTGGATGTTCATGGTTCAGGTTCTCCCGTGTCGTTGTTGTGCGCCCGGGCTGGCCGGGCGGGATGGTTGTCAGGCGGCGGCTGGCCCGAACGCCTCGATGCGCTCGCCGAGGATTTCGCTGTACTTCGCCATCGTCTCGGCTTGCTGCGCGAGCCGGTTGCGCTCGGCCTCGTCCAGCGCGGCAAAGGTCGGCGTGCACGTGAACGTCATCAGCTTCGCCAGGCGCTCGTCGAGTTCGGCCTTCTCGTCGACGATGCGTTGTTGGTGCGGCTGCAGGATCGAATAGCCAGGGAATGCGGCGCCACGTTCCGGGCGCAAGCTGGCTGCATCGTGCAGCTGCTGCTTCAGCGCGTAGCCCATCAGCGGCCAGATCTTCTGCACGGCGTTCTGGCGCGCGATGTTGCGGCCGATCTCGGCGTCGAAGTTCTCCGGGCTGGCGCACGCGCTCTCGCCGGTCACCGTGAAGCCGTTGCGCAGGACCAGCACGCAGAAGGTGAGCAAGCCAAGCGCCTGCCACTGGTGGCGACTGTCCCCTTGCGCAGCAGGACATTCACCGGCCAAGCCATCGGCCGCCGTGAAGTACACCTCGTCCGCAATATTCGCCTCGATGTCAGCCGGCGTAACGCGCGGCGCGGTCTTGCCCTTGGCCTGGATCTGCTGCTCGATTGCTTGGTCGTCCATGTGGTGTTGCCCTTTCAGGTTGTTGTCGAAGCCGTAACCCGGCTCGGTTGAGCGCTCGCGCGCGAAATGGTCTCGTCAGGCTCCGGCCTGCAGCGCGTCCTGCGCCATGCTCAGCTGGGTGGGCGTGATCTTCTCGCCCGCCTTGTGGCGATCGAGGATCCGCCGGGCCCAGCCTTTCGGGTCGCCGTCGGCTGGTTTGTGCACGATCTGGCCAACGAGCTGCTTGATCGCCTCGCGTGCTTTCGCGCTGCTGGTGGTCGACTGGCCGGGCGCGGTGAGCTGCAGCATCGGCGCGGGGATCGTCTCCCATTCGCCGCGGCCCAGCTGGTCGGCTAGCGCAGTTTCCCATCGGGCCTTGACGGCGCTGAAGGTCTGTTCGCGCAGCTCGACGGCCATGGGCATCGCGGCCCAGTAGATCGCCGGGTGCGACCAGGTGCCGTGTTCGCCGGCGAAGCGGGCCTGCACGCCGGCGACGGCCTCGTAGTACGCGCGCATCGGGTCGACGGGTGGGCGGCACATGCGCTTGAACTCGGGCAGCGTCGGCGGCCAATCGCGCGAGGCGAGGGCATCGACGCCGCGCTTGAGCTCCGCGCCGCTGTAGCCGGCGAGCTCCGCAGCCCAGTGCGCGATCAGCTTGTCCATGTCGGCCTGTGCCCACTGGTCGCCGAAGCGCTTTCCGTACTCGAGCAGCATCCGCTCGAACAGGCGCTCGATCCACGCCTCAGGCAGGGCGTTCGTTGAGGTCGATGATTCGGTCGTCAGGTTCATGGCGTGCGGTTCCGTTGATGCGGTCGTTGAGGCGTTGCATGTTGGCGTTGGCGGCTTGGCGCGGCGATGCGCGCGGCTGTGTGGCGCCTGCGGCGTTCAGGTCGGCGGCCTCGCGGGCCCAGCGCTCGAGGATGGCGAACACGTAGGCCGGCGCGATGCGCTCGTTCGGCTTCGAACGGTTTGCGTCTTCGCAGGCGGCGCGCATAGTGGCGACGGAGACGCCCTGCTGGGCCAGGGTGATCAGGCGCGGGTCGGCAGGCTGACCCATGATCCCGAGTTCGCGCATGGCCTTGCTCAGGTCGCCAACGGGCGTCGGGAGGATGGGCTCCGCGCTCAACTCCGGTTGATCAGACGCGCGGTCTCCAAGGGTTTTAGTCTGGAGTCTGGAGTCTGGAGTCTGGCTAAGGTTTTTTTCAAAACCCACATGGTTTCCAACATCAGAACCATCTGGGTTTCCTTGGGTTTCCGATTCGGTTTTAGCTTTCCTCGGCCTGCCACCCTTTTTCCCGTTCTCCCGGTTCTGTTCCGCTTTCTCGCTGGCGTTGCCGATTTCCTCTTCGCAACGGCCCTGTGTCCACAGACCGTCCACCAGAGTGAAGAACTCGTCGAGCACGTTGGCGAGCGCCTGGAGCTCTTCCTTCGTACGGGCGCTGATGAGGCGCGCGGCTTTGTCCTCGGGGATGCCGGCCTCGCGCGTGTAGTAGACATCCATCAGGCGGGCGTAGATGCCGTGCTCGAGCAGCGTCAGGTGGCCGGCCTTCTTGATGTAGTCGCCGATGTGGCGTTTGTAGAAGTTCATGGCGCAGCTCCCGCGCGCTGGGCTTCGAGCTGCTGGAACGACTCCCACATGCGCAGGCTCGCCAGGCGCGCGATGTCGACTGCAGCCGCGGCGCTGATCGGCTCGGCATCGCGGTTCGGGGCGGCGCGGCGGATGCAGTCGACGCGCATGTCGGCGCCGGCCGGGCGCGGATACCCATCACGATCCAGCAGCAGGATGCCGCTGGCGGTGCTGGGCAGGCTGTCGGCCAGCTCGGTCGTCCAGATTTCCTTCGGCAGGGCGTAGTAGTGCTTCCAGACTTTGCGCGGCCAGCGATTACGCA